TTATAATGGCACAAGAAGAAATTATTTTTAAGGTAGGAGTTGACACGGGAGATAGTGTCCAAGATGTAAACAAGGTAGGGGATGCAATTGAGAATGTAGGTAAGGACGCAAAGAAAACAGATGGTTCATTCGTTAACCTTAGAAAGGAATTAAAAAACCTTACTATTCAGCTTCAAAACTTAGACCCTGCTAGTAAAGAGTTTGAAACAGTTGCAAAAAGAGCTGGTCAAATAAAAGAACAAATGAGGGGCGTTGCTGATGCTATCAATGACGCTGATCCAGAAAAATTTGGAGGTAAATTTCAACGTACAGCGGAGGGAATTGCTGGAGCTTTCTCAGCTGTAACAGGTGCACAGGCTTTATTCGGTCAACAATCTGAAGAGATTGAAAAGCAAATGTTAAAAGTTCAAGGTGCTATTGCCTTAACTCAAGGTATTAGTGCAATGAAAGAACTTCGAAATGATGCTACTGACTTGGCTGGTTCTATAAAAAACAAGCTTGTAACTGCTTTTCAATCCTTAAATGCCACTCAAATATCAAATGCAAAAGATTTGGGTACAATGACAACCTTACAAAAGGCTTATAATGTTGTGGTAGGTAGTTCAACTGGTGTATTAAAAAATCTTCGAATTGCTTTAGCAGCGACAGGAATAGGTGCTTTGATACTTGCTGTAGGTTATTTGATTGCAAATTTTGACAAGCTTAAAGGTTCTTTGAGTGCTAGTTTAACAAGTGCTAAAAAGTTTGAAACCTCCACAACACAACAAGGTGAAGCGGCTAGATACGCCTCAGATAATTTTGCTGAATATGAACGTACATTAAGACGTTTAGGACTTACTGAGGAAGAAATATCTAATAAACGAAAAGCACGTTTTAAAGACGCAATTGATAAAACACAAAAAGAAATAGAAGCGAGTAAAGAGGTTTATAAAGAACAATTAAAAAACTTAAAGACTGTTGAAACTTTTGATAAATTTGGTTTAAATGCTACGGGTCGTTTATTGTTTGGTGATGAAGAGGACGCAAAGGCACAACAACAAAAGATTAAAGATTTAAATGCTAGTTTGACTAAGTTGCGTAACGATCAATTCGACTATAACCAACAAATCAAAGAGGATAGGAAAAAAGACAATGAAGATGCTAAAAACAAATTGAAAGAGGCAAATGATGAGGCAGTAAGAAAAGCAAATGAACGTAAGGAAAAAGCAAAACAACTAGCAGAACAAGAGGCACAAGAACGACTTGCATTACAAAGGAAAATTGAAGATTTAACGGTTGCGAATATTGACGATGCAAACGCTAGGGATATTATGTCTTTGAAACTAAAACACGATCGTGAATTAGAAGAAATGCAAAAGCAATACGGTAAGAAAAAAGAATTTGCAGAACTTGAAAACCAATTATTAATTCAACAAGAAAACGAACGTAAAGCATTAGAAGAAGAACAAAAGAAAGCAAAAGATGAAAAGGCAAAAGCAGAAATAGAGAAAGCTAACAACGACGCAAAAGCATTACTAGAAGCTGAAATTATTAGAGCAGAAGAAGATTTTAACCTTAAACAACAAAAAAGAATTGAGTTAGAAAACTTAGACTTTGCACAACAAATGGCAAACACTGAATTAACTAACGGTGAAAGGGAAATTTTGAAAGCCCAACACGAAGCCAATTTAGTAGGTATTGCAAAAGATAGTGCTGATCGTCAAAAAGAAATTGATGAGGCTACTAAGCAAAGTAAAATGGAATTGATGAATGCAGTTGGCTCAATATTTGGCGAACTTGCTGGTTTATCTAAACAAGCCTCCGCAGTGCAAAAAGCATTTGCTATAACACAGGTTGCGATTGATACGGCAACGGCTTTAAGTGGTTTGACTTCTATTTCATTTAGCCCAACGAATGGGGATAACTCATTTAATCCACTGGGACCATACATTAAACTAGCAACGGGAACGGCAAAGATTATTTCAAATATGGCAAGGGTTAAATCTATTCTAGGTAGTGGAGTTTCAGTTGCACCACCAACAACAGGAGGAGGACAAAATGCAAATCTAGGAATAGGAGCGAACCAACAAGGCACACAGCAAACAGTACAAGCACAATCGACTTATAAAGTTGTAGTAGTGGATAGTGATATTACGAAAATGCAAGATAAGACAAAAAAAGTTAATGCAATAAGTACTATTTAACATAATATTATTATATTTACAAAAACGTTCTTTTTATGTTACCTTTTTACGAATTGGTTATAGATGATAGTGAAGATACAGGTGTTGATTTTAATGCCTTTGTATTGAGACCAGCACACGGTAAACCTTATTTTGCTTTCAACAAAGAGCAAAAAATTCAATACTTCTTTAATGAAGAAAAGAGAATAGTTACAGGTGTAATGATGAGTGCTAATACACCGATATACCGAAGTAATCCTGATCGATTCGTATTATTCAAAGAGGAAACTATTAAAGCAATAAGAACGAAATTCCACAAAAACGGATTTTCTAACAACGTTAATGAAGAACACAACCCTGATCTAAAACTAGATGGGGTTAATATGATTTCTTCATATATCGTTTCTAACCCTAATCATATTCCTAGTCAATTTAAAGCAATGAACTTACAAAATGGGACGTGGATAGCGTCTTATAAAATTGATAATCCTACGGTGTGGAATAAGATTAAAAAAGGGGAGTTTAGTGGGTATTCTGTGGAGGGATATTTTGATCAAAAAGAAATTAAATTAAAACAAATATGAGTAAACCAAAAAAATCAATCTTTGACTTCTTTAAGAAAGAGGACGAGGTTAAAGTAATGTTTGCTGAGATCACAACTATTGACGGTGTGGTTATGCAATACGAAGGTGATTTAGTAGAAGGTTCAGCGGTATTCGTTTTGGACGCAGATGGTAATCAAATACCAGCTCCAGAAGGTCAATATCAAGTTGAATTGGAAGGAATTAAAATCGTGAACGTTGACGTAAACGGAATCGTAACAGCTATTGAAGATGTTGCAGTAGAAGAAGAGCCTATGTCTGAAGAGGAGCCTGTTAATGAAATGATGTCAAAACAAGAATTTGATGCTATCATTCAACAAGTAATTACGGACACAGATTCTAGAATTACAGCATTAGAGGCAAAATTTGCTGAGTTGTTGGAAGTAAAAGAAAGCAAGTTCAAAGACGAAAGAAAAAAAGTTGAAATGTCAAAAGAGCTTACAGTAAAAGAAATATTAACTAAAAAATAAAAATCAAAATGTCAATTAAAAGAACACTTAAAGAAAAATTCGGTTACGATGTATCTGGATTAGCAGCGTGGAAAGATAATAACCTTCCAAATATTACACCAGATTTAATTTCTACTTCAAGATTCTTAGAGAAACTTATGTTAGAGGAAGGTGTTAAAGGTTCACGTGAGATCGCTTTATTATCTTCATCAGTTGCGTTACAAGCTAAAGCAGCGTGTACTCCTTCTCCTGATGGTTCAGTAGTTTTCACTGAGAAAGTATTAACAACTAAACCTTTGTATATGGGTGTTGAGTTTTGTAATGAGACTTTAAACACTAAAATGACTCAAGTGTTGAATGCTTTAGGAATGAAAAACCAAGAAGGTCAACTTCCTGCACCACTTGAAACTATCCTTATGGCATACTTAACTAAACAATTACAGAAAAAAGCTGAGCGTTTAGTATGGTTAGGTGACACTACTTCATTAGATACTGAGTTAGTACACTTTGACGGTTTAGTAAAAGCATTGAAAGCTGATACAGCGGTTTTAAAAACTACAACTACATTCGCAACTATTACAACATCTAATGGTTATGATGCAGCTTATGAAGTCTTTACTAAAATCCCTGCTGAGATTTTCGATAACCAAATGGAGATTGCATTGTACACAGGTAGAACTGAAGCTTTAGCAATTATTTCTGATTGGAATGCTTCAAATGCTTATGATCGTATTCAATACACTTCAGAGGGTGGTTCTATTCGTTTCATTTTACCACAAACTAACGTAGAGGTTATTACAGTGCCTGCATTAGATGGTCAAAACGAAATCTTTGCTATTCCTACATCGTTAGTGTTTTTAGGTGTTGATGCTCGTGAAGATGAGAACTTCGATATTAAATACGATGCTTATAACGAGAAGTTGAAAGTAGATACTTCTTTCAGATTGGGTGTTCAATACGTATTCCCTCAATACTTTGTAAGAGTTAAAAGAGCTTAATTATTAATCTAAGGGGTGTAAAAACCCCTTTTTAAAATATTTATATTATGTGCGAATTAAGTGCTGGATTTAATGCCTTAAATTGTGATTCATCTGGTGGTATTGCTACCTTATACATAGGATCACTTAGAGATGGTACAACAGGAGCTAACAACTATACCTACACTCGTACAGCGGGTGAGCTTACTGCTATGGCGAATGTTGGGGCTAAATTGTTTTACGCTGTAACTGTAGATGCTGAAATGTCTGATTTCACTGTTAATGCAATTGGATCACGTGAGAATGCATCCACTGGCTTTGAAATGACTGGAAACATCAAACTTGCTGGTAACACAGCTGCTATGATTGAACAGCTTGAAAAACTTTCAAAAGATAGAGTTTGTGTAATCGCTAAATTAAACGATGGTACAAATGAAGTGTTAGGAATTGATAATGGGTGTAAATTCTTATTCAATCGTACTTCAGGTGTGAAGTTCGATGATATGAACGGTGTAACTCTTACTTTTACAGGACGTGAGAAAAAGAATGCGCCGAAGGTAAGTGATGTAATCGTTGCAGCTTTATTAGTATAATTAGAATTATGTTAAATAGAATTAGGGTAGTTTCGGCTACCCTTTTTTAATACTTATATTATGGAATATTTAGAGAATTTTAAAGGTCAAAACGTGTGGATTGATAGAATTAAAACCTTTTTAGTGGCAAATGATGAGAATAAAGATATTTTATTTAAATTTTGTCCTAATATTTTTGTAGAAATTACTAATTTAGTAGAAAATAAACCTGTCAAACGTGTTCTTTCTAATCGAAAAAAATCAAAATAACTCAATTTGTTTAACTCTTAAGGAGAAAATGAATGATAACTACCCAGAGATCTGGTTGTTTCGATTTGTAAATGAACAATCTAAGAAGGAGTACTTCTGCAATCTTACCGATTTGTCCACTACAAAAAAGCGTTTTAATCTCTTCAATCTATACGAGGGTACAAGTATCACTTTACCTTTAGGTGATTATCAATATTACGTTTATCAAATGGAGATAATTGATGAAGAAAACTATAATCTAGGATTTTTATGTGAGCAAGGGAAAGCACGTGTTAAAACTGATTCAGTTGCTATTCCTACATTCACACAAACAACTACAATAAAAAACATCTATGAGTGATAACTACATATTTCGTGAGGCTAAAATTCCTTTGCCGATAGAGAAACAAAAAGCTGGTCAAAGTTGGGTAAGTTGGGGGGAAAATAACGACTATCCTCAATTCTTAATAGGGCTTTATTACAACTCATCTATTCACGGCGGTATTGTAAATTCTAAGGTTAAGTATATAGCCTCAAGTGGACTAGATGCGCAAACGAATGATTTACCAAAATGGGAATTGATCAAGAAGAATGGGAACGCACCTTTCTCTTTAGATGAAATTTCTTTAATGGTTGCAAAAGATTTTGAGTTACTAGATTCATTTGCTATTCTATTCAAGAAAAACCCTATTTCAAAATTTTGGGATGCTCATCACGTTTCAACTGAATTGATTCGTAAAGGGGAAGATTCAAGTTTCTTCTACTACTCTGAAAACTGGAAAGAACGTAACCAAACAGAAGAAAAAACAGGTTTTAAAAAGATTAAGAATATTGAAGATTTAAGCCTAGAAGATAAAGAATGTTTACTTTATGTTAGTTCACGTTCTAAACAGCATATAATCGACGAGAAAACAGGTCTACTAACTAAATCGGTTTATCCTATTCCTTCCTATTCTGGTGCTATAAAATCAATTATGGCTAGTATTGAAATGAACTATTTCAGATATTCTGAGGTAGTAAATAGTTTCAAAGGTGGCACAATGATTAATATACCAACAGGCGCACCAGATAACGAACACGATAAGAAAAAACTAATAAACCAATTAAAGGGAGACGCAACCGACAGAGATAAGCAAGGAGGTATCGTAGTAACTTTCTCTAGAGGTAGCGAAAATGCACCAACGGTTACTCAAATAAATGGGAATAACTTAGACCAACGTTACTTATTAACTCAAGAAAGCATAATAGATGACATTATGGTAGGTCATAGTGTAATAAGTCCGACGTTATTCTCAC